CAAGCAAGAGACAGATGGGATACTCCGGAAGTAAAATTACCAAATGGTAAAAAAGGAAGATTACGAAAAGACCGATATAGCTCATTACTAATAGCTAATATGATAGCTAGACAATTAAATAGGACTTTACAGTCTCCAAATTATGATATTGTTGGCGGAAATAGTAAAGATCTAGTTAATCAACAAAGCAATAAGTTATACAAAGGTCCAGAATGGTTCACATCAAACGTTAATGATGATGATATTTATCAAGGAATTTATAGATAAAAGTGTATTATTAAAGTAATCAAATAGCATTACTATTACATTAGAAATAAATATATGCCCAGAAAACCAAACAAAGAAGACGTTATTAAAAATGCATCATCTATAGGAGAGGATGCTTATGTCACATGGGGAGAGGATTTATCTAGCAAACAAGATGCTCTTAAAAGATCATCAGAATCTTTAGATGAGTTTACAGGAATTCAAAATTCTACAGCAGCTTTTGGCGGCGGTAGAAGGTATAGTATAGATTTTTCTAATCTAGACGGTGATACTGGTGGTCGTCCTGGATTAACTCGTAATGACTACTATGCTTTTAGACCAGACGAAGCTGTTCCTAAAAAGATTAAACTAGTTATCCGAAGAGCAGAAGATATTTATCATCGTGTTGGTTTGGTAAAAAATGTTATCGATCTTATGGGTGATTTTGCTGTACATGGTATTAAATTAGTTCATAAAAATAAAAGAATAGAAAGATTTTATAGACAGTGGTTCAAAAAAATTAATGGTAAAGATCGTAGTGAAAGATTTTTAAATAATCTATATAAAACAGGCAATATTGTTATTCATAAACAAACAGCCAAAATATCATTAAAAGTTACTGATAATCTATACAAAACTATTGGATCTCCTGATCTCAATGTTAAACAGATGGATCAATTTAAGATAGAAAAAAAAGAAATTCCTTGGAGATATACTTTTATAGATCCAGTTTATGTTGAAAGCGCAGCCGGATCCTTATCATCATTTGTTAGTGAAAAAAGATATGAATTAATTTTACCAGCTACTTTTAGAAAAAATATTAATAGTCCAAAAACAGAAGCAGAAAAACAGATAGTATCTCTTCTTCCAGAAGCAATAGTATTAGCAGCTAAAACTAAAAGACCATATCCATTAGATCCGGAAAAGACACTAGTTTTTCATTATAAAAAAGATGATTGGCAAGCATGGGCATATCCTATGATATATGCTATTATGGACGATATTACGGTTATCGAAAAACTAAAATTAGCAGACATGGCAGCTCTAGATGGAGCTATAAGTAATATTAGAATTTTCAAATTAGGTAATTTAGAACATAAAATTGCTCCAACAAAAGCAGCAACAGCCAAACTAGCACAAATTTTAGGAAACAATGTTGGTGGCGGTACAATGGATTTGGTATGGGGCCCAGATATTGAATTGTTAGAAAGTAATACTAATGTTCATAATTTTCTTGGAGAAGGTAAATATACTCCTCATTTAAATGCTATCTATGCTGGTTTGGGAATTCCTCCAACTCTTACCGGCACATTCGGAGCAGCAGGAACTACTAATAATTTTATTAGTTTAAAAACCTTAACACAAAGACTACAATATGGTAGAGATATGTTGGTTAAATTTTGGGAAGGTGAAATAGAAATTGTGCAAAAAGCTATGGGCTTTAGGTATCCGGCTAAAATAGAATTTGATAGAATGGATCTAAGTAACGAAGACGCAGAGAAGGCACTATTAATACAACTAGCAGATAGAAGTCTTATTAGTGATGAGTTATTACAGACCAAATTTGGTTTCGATCCAGATATGGAAAAATCAAGACTTAATAGAGAAAGAAAAGAAAGAGATTCCGAAAGAATGGTACAAAAAGCTGGTCCGTGGCATGATCCTCAATTTGAAAACGCTCTTAAGAAAATATCTTTACAACTAGGAATTGTAACACCAAGTCAAGTAGGATTAGATTTACCAAAGAAAAAACCAAGCGAAAAAACAGCATTAGAACAAAAAGCAGAACAAGTAAAGTCTCCTTTTGGAGCACCCAAGGTGGCTAACGATCCGTCCTCGGAATCGTTGCCGAAAGAAGCAGGCGAAGGTAGACCCAAACTTTCAAAAGATACTGAAAAAAGAAAAGACAGAACATTTTCGCCCCAAACCGGCGCCAAACTCCTAATATGGTCATCTTCTGCACAAGACAAGATTAGTTCTATAATTAATCCATTAATTTTAGAATATTTTGATAAGAAAAATTTAAGAAGTTTATCTAATGCCGAAAATGAAGAATTAGAGAAAATCAAAACGAACATTCTTTTTCAAACACAACCTTTTGCTAAACTCAATGAAGATAATATAACAGAATATTTATCAGCATCAACTAGTAATGATACTAAAACTTTTTATAATTGGTTAAATTTGGTTAAGCTAGAACTATCCAGAGAATTAACGGTTGATGAAATTAAACAAGCCAAATCATCTTTTTACACAATGGTGTATAGTACAAAATAATAATCAAATCTTTTTGAAAGGTTTATAATGATAATATATCCACAAGAACAAGAAGATGGCTTAACATCAAAAATATTAGCCTCGTCTTCTATTGCTTATGCTAGTGTTGCAGAGCCATGCTCTCTCAGATTATCATCTAAATCATTTAAAAGTTTAGCATCCTACGATGATAGTGATCTATTTTATGTTCAATCTATTCTAGTAACTTCATCATGGAATAAAAATGATGATGTATTTGATAAGTACGAGGTATGGAACGCTAAACATACTCCAGAACACAAACCCACAAATCTAGAGCACAACGAAAGTTTAATTGTTGGTCATATAATATCAAATTGGCCTATCACCGAGGATGGGCTATTAATAGATCCAGAAACCCCGGTAGAAAATTTACCAAATAAGTTCCACATCCTTACAGGCTCTGTTATATACAAGGGATTTAGTACTTCCGAACTTAGAGAGAGATCAGAAAAATTAATTAGTGAAATTCAAAATGGTACTAAGTTTGTTAGTATGGAATGCTTTTTTAAAGGTTTTGATTATGGGGTAGTTAATAAACAAACTAATGAATATAAAGTATTGAGCAGAAGCGATGAGACAGCTTATTTAACAAAATATCTTAGAGCATATGGCGGTAAAGGCGAAAATAATGATTATAAAATTGGTAGAGTTTTAAGAAATATTACCTTTACTGGTAAAGGATTTGTTGACAAACCAGCAAACGAAGATAGTATAATTTTTAATAAGAATCTTTTTGAAGAAAATAAAAAAATTGATAATCTTCAAGAAAAAAATAACGAAAATGAAAATTTAGGTGTAATAAGTATTCGATTGAATAATCAAATGGAGAATAATACAATGAGTGTAGAACAAGATGTAACTGAAATCAAAAACAAATTGGTGGCTATGGAAACTTCTTGTCAAGAGGCTGTAGCTGAAGCTAACGCATCTGTTAATTCATTAACCGAAAAAAATATTGCACTAGAATCTCAATTACAAACCCAAACTAACGAATTCACAGAAAGAGAAACTGCTATGAAAAAAGAAATCGAAGAAGTCAAAGCTTCTGCTTCAGAAGAGCTTTTAGCACTCAAAACTTCATTAGAAGCACAAATCTCAGAACTTTCAGAAGCTATTGCAATGAAAAATGAAGAGATGAAGAAAAAAGAAGAAGAAATGAAGAAAATGAAAGCAGAACTTGATAGTGCCAACGAAACAGTCGCTGCTTATAAAACAAAAGAAGCAGAAATGGTCAAGAAAGAAAAAATGACCAAAAGAAAAGCTGCCCTTGTAGATAATGGCGTCGAAGAAGATGCTGCTCTGGCTTTTGTTGAAAAATATGAAAATATCGAAGACGAAGCATTTGATGCTATGGCAACTCTTTTTGCTGCTATGAAGATGAAAAAAGAAGACGCTATGAAGATGAAAATGAAAGCAGAAGAAGTTGCAGAAGCAGAAGAGGTTGTTGAACCCAAAGTAAGTGCTTCTGATCTAGATAATGTTGAAACAGAAAGCGCTATTGATTTAACAGTTGGCTCAGATTCTTCTGAAGAAGAAGAAAATACCACTCGTGCAGCTCTTGTTGAGTTTGTTTACAGTAAGTTAGGCAAAAAATCCAAGTAAATTCTTATACGGAGAACTAAAAATGGCTCTAAAACCTGATCGTATCGAATTATTAACAGATATCTCTTTTTTCATGGCTACTACAGCAGAGCGCGGTGGTGTTGTTAGCGCTGTAACTTCAACAACTGGTGTTGGCGTATCTATGGATGATGCCAATGCTGTTGTTGCTTACGCCGCTGTGGCATCTGGCGCAAAGCCAGTAGGCGTTCTACTTAATGATGTTGTGAATCTTGATCTTACTCGCCAACACATCAATTGGCACAAAGACGAGGTTCAGGTCGGTGGCAAAGTAACACTATTGCGTAACGGCCAAGTTACAACAAATATGTTAGTTGCTGGCATCACTCCATCCGCTGGAACAGATGCTTATGTTGGTGCTAGTGGCTTGATCGGTACAAGTAGTACCAATGCTGTTAAAGTTGGTCAGTTCTTAAGCGGCAAAGACACTGACGGCTATGCTAAAGTATCAGTTAACCTATAATTTTCATACACGGAGAAATAAATATGTCAGCCAAAACTGAAAAATTTCAACCAACTCCAGAACTTAGTGATTTACTAAAGCGTTCTGGATCAGCTCAACGAGAGGTTGCTTTAGCAGCTAATGCCGAATTTGCAAAAGCCCTAGAACTACCTCTTCGTCAGGGCGTTCTTAATGGTGATGTTCTTGATGGTATCTTTGAACCAATTCGTCTTGATCAAAGTGCCACACCAGAGTTTCCTCTTGATTTCTTAGCTCCTGGTACCGAGAAGGACTTTGTGGCCTACACAATTCCTAACCACGGTTATATTCCAGAGCGTCATGTTGAGGGTGATTATGTTATGGTTCCAACATATGATGTTGGTGCCAGCATTGATTATCTCTTAAAGTATGCTCGTGATGCTCGTTGGGACGTTGTTGGTCGTGCTATGGAAGTGCTAGAAGCCTCATTTGTCAAGAAGATGAATGATGATGGCTGGCACACACTATTAGCCGCTGGTGTTGATCGTAACATTGTTGTTTATGATAGTGACGCCAACGCTAGTCAGTTTACCAAGCGTCTTGTTAGCTTGATGAAAACTGTTATGAGACGTAATGGTGGTGGTAACTCAACCTCCAATAACAGAGGTATGTTAACTGATCTTTATGTTTCTCCAGAAGCTATGGAAGATATCCGTAACTGGGGTGTTGATCAAGTTGACGAAGTTACTCGTAGAGAAATCTACACTGCTGCTGATGGTGCTCTTAATCGAGTGTTTGGTGTTAATCTTCATGACCTAGACGAATTGGGCGTTGGTCAAGAATATCAACTATTCTACACATCAACTCTTGGTGCTAGTATGCCAGGAAGTGATACAGAAGTTGTTGTGGGTCTTGATCTTCGCAAGAACGACAGTTTCGTTATGCCAATTCGTCAAGAAGTTCAAATCTTCGAAGATGAAACACTACATCGTCAGAAGAGAGCCGGTTTCTACGGCTGGGCCGAACTTGGCTTTGCTGTTCTAGATAATCGTAGAGTTCTCATTGGTTCTCTATAATATATCATCTTTAATCTGATGATCTAAGAAAAAGCCGCTCAGTTTTGGGCGGCTTTTTTTATTATATCTTTAAGGTGTATAAGTATATTAACAGCAAGAGGTAATATATGGCAGCATCCAAATACGATTTTAGTATAGAACAAGGAAGCTCTTTTAAATTAAGTTTGGTTTATAAAGATGATAGTGGTAATCCTATTGATCTTACAAATTGGTGTGCTAGATTAATATGGAAAACTAATACTAATGTTACTCAAACTTTTAGCACAGAGAATATAGATTATAGTGTATATAAATTTAGTATAGAGCCGTTAATTGGTAAAATAACCCTTATGATACCGGCTAGTACCGCTAATAGTTTCACGTTTAATACTGCAAAATATGATTTGGAATTACAAAGCGACGACGACCTATATGTTGGTGGTGGTAAATATATAATACGTTTATTATATGGAACAATTAATATTGTTAAACGATTTAGCCAATCGTCTTCTCTCTTGGAGTGTGAACCTTGAGCAATTTAACTGTCGAAGTTTTTGATACTAAAAACATAGTGGAAATCGAAACCACTGTTGGTAATATATTAAATAATTTAGAAATTGAAACCAGTAGCGACAGAAGCGTTGAGGTAGTATCTGGATCAACAGTTGGTTTTATATCTGCGTCCGACATACTTGGATTAGATGAATATTTATCTAATTTTATAGATGAATATGAAATAGACTGTGGCTCTCCCTAATTATTATTAACAATAAGAGGTTATTATCATGTCAGTACAAAC